CGGCGTCCCGGCCTTTGCCGGCGGCGTCAGGTTCAACTCCTTCATGCGCTCCAACTCCAGCGCCCGCTGCTCCAGCACCTCGTTCCAGTCAAGGCCCTGCTCCGCGCATTCCAACTCCAAGGTCGAGATCATCGAGTCCATCCTCATCTGCGAGGCTTGCGCCTCCTTCACGGGGTCGATCCAGCCTCTGCCGGGGCCAATCCACTTCGCCCGCAGGTAGAACGGCGCCATCTCGTAGAAGTCGGGCGCGTCCACCAGACCGGCGCTGACCGCTTCCTCCAGCCAGAGCTTGTACACCGGCGCGGCCCAGTAAGTACTCAGCCAGTGCCGGCGCGTATAGAAGAATCGCCACGCCTCAAGCAACGCCGCACGCGCGGACGAGTAGTTCGTCTTGCTGAAGTCCTTGAGGACCAGTTCGTACGGCATCCCCAGACAAACGCCGATCTGGCGCAGGAGGCTTTCGCAGAAGGGCAGGAAGGTGTTGGCCGGTCGGTTCGGCACGTACGGCGTCAACTTGTCGCCGGGGTACAGCGGGAAGAACGTCCCGCCCTCCGCCTGGATGCGATACTCGCCCTTCGTCTCCAGGTACGTCGCCGCATCGCCGCCCATCAGCTCGCTGATCGCCGCCGGGTCGAGCGGCGTCTCGATCACGCCGCAGACGAGGGCGTTCACGATGGAGCTTTGCAACTCCGTCCGCTGGTAGGCGTCGAGCATCCGGAACTGCTCGATCACCGGCGTGAGTATCGGCTTCCCGCGCGTCTGATCGACACGGTCCTGCGAGAAGGCGTGGATCACCTGTTTCCGGCCCCACTCCGTTTCCGCCGGAATCCGCTCCCAGTCCATCTGCCGGAAGACGCCCGTGCCCGCCAGCCCGCCCGCGGCGATGGTCAGGAACCACGCCTCCAGGCCGGTCCAGGCGGCGCCCTTCTTGACGTGGTACGCGACGGGCCTGCCGAAGTCATCGAGTTCAACCCCGGCGCGGAGGTTCGGCGTCGAGGGCGTGAACTCCGGGTTGGAGAGCCGGTCGCTATCGACCAACTGGATGCACGTCCGGAACGTCGTACCCGGCCTGTCCACCCACAGCGGCAACGCCAGCGCCTCGCCGTTCTGAAGCGTGGAGCGGAAGACCAGTTGCGTCAGAGCGGCGAACGTCATGCGCCCGGTCACGTCGCACGCCGTGGTGTTGGCCCAGGAGTGCCAGAGGCTCTCGACGTTCCGGCTCCACGCCTCCCGCCACTTCAGATGCTTGCCCAGCGCAATGTGGTCCGGAGCCGCCGCCAAGCGCAGGCCCATCCCCACCACGTTGTCGTTCAGCGACTGGAACGCGCCGTTGGCGATGCCGTTGTTCCGGTCGAGGTCGCGGCTCCTCGCAATCAGCAGATCCTGCGCGGGCAGAAGCTCCGCATCCGCCGGCCACTTCTCCGGTTGCCAGTTTGCCAGTTGTTTCCGGGTACGGCTGGCCCCGGCATACGCGCTATCGCGGTAGGCGAGACTCGACGCGCCGAAGCGCACGCCTGGTTGAGGCGCGGACGGACGAATGCGTGACCGTGGAGTCATGGAAGTTTCCCCTGAAGGTCTTTGATCGCCTTCCAGATGGCGACGATTTCCTCGCGCAGATCCTTGATACCGTCCACCGACGGCGCGATGGTCAACACCGCCAATTGCGTGTTATTCGAAAACTCGCCCGCGCCCGTGGTGAAGAGCAACGACACCGGCACTTCGAACCAGTCCGGATACTCGATGACCGGCGCGGTGACGCTCCACGTCTGGGAGTTCTGCGACAGGTCCTTATCCTGAATGACGAATTGCGCCAGCGCGGGCGTCAACCGGAACAGGGAGAGCGCGTCGAAACCATCCGCCGTCAACACGTCGACGTAGAGCGCAGTGGACAACCGCTGTGTCTCGCTGTTCCAGCGAATCTTCCCGGCGCCGGGATCGTTGCGCCCTTGCGACGTGGCGTCTGCCCGGTACAGCAGCACCGAGGTCATCGGTCCCGGCGGGCCTTGCGGGCCGGCAGGGCCTTGCGGTCCCGGTATCCCCGACAGGACGCCGGTGAGCTTATCCGCCGCCATGAGGATCGCCGTGAATTCAGGGGTCGGCGTCATTTCACCGTCCTCTGCGGCTTGGCCGCGCTGGCGGCGACGGCCTCGCGCGTCACCTCCTGGAGGATCGTGACCTTCCCGGTCAGGATGGTGGTGATGAACCCCGTCGCCGTCTCCGTCAGTTGCAGATCCCACGCATACACGCCCGAGAGTTGAACGGTCTTCTCATGCCCCAGGAAGAGCTTGATGGTCGGCGATTCGACCTCCGTGACAAGCTCCGCATCGACCGTCGAGGCCGCGTCTGCAACCTTGCGCCGGATCTGCGCGGCCACGGAATAGCCCGTGATATCGGCAGGCGTGCCGTCCGCGTTGACCACGTTCACCATCGCCTGATAGTCGTCGCCTTGGTAGATGCTCAGATCCTGGCGCGAGATCATGGACCCACCTCGAAACTGATAGGGCGGCGCCGGATGGCGGTCGCCGACTCCGGGTACACCAGCAAGGTCAACCGGTCGATCATCTGCTGCAATTGGCCGATGTTCGTTTCGTTGTAGACCACCCGCCCAAGCTGGGGCGTCTCGAGGGCGACCACTGCCTGTCCGCTCACGTAGCGGAGCATCTGCGCCGTTGCGGCGGCGAGGAGGGCCTCCGTAGGCGAGGACGGGGCGGGCGCAGAGGTGAACGGCTCCCGCACCGTGAAGGCGCCTTCCTGCGCCGTGGTGACGTTGCCCGTCCCGGCCCAACGGTATTGGTGGACGCCGCTCTCCGTGACCTTCAGGTTGTAGTGGTAGAGGCCCACGCCGTCCTGGACGAAGTACGGGATATCCTCCAGCCCGCTGGGCCGGTCCAAGGTGAGCGTCACGGTGGTCGGGTCTGCGGGCTCCCCGGCGTGGTCGACAAACGCCGCCGTCAAATGCACCAGATCGCCGATGTCGTAGGTCTTCATAAGGAGTCCTGAATCATGACCGCCCCCTGAAGGGCGTCATCCACGATCACGGTCCCGCGCAACGGCACGATGCCTCGCTCCAACTGCGGGAACCCGATGCCCGCCGCGGTGTCCACGCCGAAGGGTTGGAGCCAACGGAACGTCGTCAGGTCTGGAAACCCGAGGGCCTGGACGGACGGCACGCCGAAAGCCTGGAGCGTCCAGGGGGCGCGGAGAATCGTGATCGCCGGGACTCCGAACGCCTGCGCCGACGCGATGCCGACCGTATGCAGAGTAGATCCCTGCGAGAGATGCGGTGGCCTCACCACCGCGACGGAGGCGATGCCGACCGTCTGCATGGTGCGGCGCCATGCAAGGTGAGGAGGCGGCGGCGCCACGGCTACGGACGCAACGCTCTGCGGCGCGAGAACTAGCGGCGCCCCGGTGAAGATCCAGCCGGCGGCGGTGCCGGGATTCGGCGTGTTCGCGCCCGCGTACCAGAGGGCGCCGCCCGTGGCGTCGAGGTCCGAGAGCACCAGCCAGTCGCAACTGACGGTCCCGCTGGCTTTCGAGAGGTTGGCGCGGGTGGTAGTGGTCGAGCGGAGCGTAATGAGATTGGCCGCATCGCCTGTGGCGTTGAACGCGCCCACGGTCTGAGTTGTCGCGGCGGTAAACAGAACCGTCTTCGATGGCCCGATGGTCATGGACGCGAAGGCGTTCGAGCCCGAGATGGTCACCGTGCCCGCGCCGCCCCCGGCTATGGTGAGCGCACCGTATGTCGTCAAGCCCGCGCCGACGAACGTCTTGGCGGAGGCAGAGGCGTCGGTAATACTGATTGGGCCGGAATCCGCCAGGACCAAGGACGCCGTCACGTTCCAGACGTTGCCAACGCCGGTCAAGGTGACGCTGCCGCCGCTGAACCGCAGTTGGCGGGCGGCTGTGCCGATGCCCGAGAAGAGCGGCACGGACAGACTGAAGCCGCCGAGGTCCAGTGTGCCAGTAGTCAGCGTCAGGGTTCGGCTGGCCCCAAGCGAAAAGTCATCGAGGAGGGTCAACGTGCCGCCCACCATTTGGATGGCGCATGGCTGGGTGAATTGTTTTCCAGCCGACAGAAACGTGCACGGTCCTCTGCCATCCATCGAGAGCCCGAATGAGCCAACTGTCATGTTCGGATGAAGCCAGACGGAGC